AAAATACTACGCTTCGATGGATAAGTGCACTGCTGCTGGTGGTACATTTATTCCTATGGCTCGTGGCGATGCAATTTGTATGATGGGGAATAAGTAATGACTATGTTTACAGACGTTAAAGAATTTCATCAGGCATTCGGTCAGCGAATCGGAAATTACCCGCATTTGCCAACTGATCCAGACGAAAGGCAGCTTCGTATTAGGTTGCTTGAGGAAGAATTTAATGAATACCTTGCAGGAGAAGTTAAAGATGATATCGTTGAGATTGCTGACGCTCTTGCTGATATCATTTATATTGCATGCGGGACTGCCGTATCTTATGGCATACCTTTAGATAAGGTTTTTGCTGAAGTTCATCGATCTAACATGTCTAAGTTGGTAGATGACCAAGTGATTCGTCGTGCTGATGGTAAGATTCAAAAGCCACAAGGTTGGACGCCTCCTGATATCGAAGGCGTATTAAATAAGTCACATGAAGAATTTAAATTGCTGAAAGATGTAATTACGCTATAAATTTTGGATATATAGTAATGTATATATTTTGTGGAGATCGATATGGTAGAAGTAATTACTAGAAAAAACGTTAATCTTAAAATTAACCCAAAAACTAATAGTGAAGAAATTCTCGGCACTTTCATCAGTAATGATTATTATGATCGTGTGATTGAAGATGATTGTGACCTTTATGCTTGGAATACTACGGGCGAAAATAATGAAGATAATTTGATTTTCAAGTTTCGCAAAAACGTATTTACCAAAGAGGAACAGGATGCCGCATATGCAGGTCTTAGAGAAGCTGCTGTCGAATCTCAAAACCGTGGTATGGCAGCTGGACCTAGAGGAAACATGCTGGGTGCTACTGGGCGTGGGGGGCGTGATTGGGTTACTCCATATCATCACGATATCTTAGAGTTTTTAGTTACTGAAAATAACCCACTTATGCAAGACGAAACTATTGAAAGTATTCGTGCTAAGCATAAGGCTGGTGTTGCTAAAGATGAAACACGTGGGCAGGTTTGGCTTCGTTCAGAAGTCTGTAAGCATTATCCAGAATATCATGGCTGGTTTGATAAGTGGGTTGATGGGTTGCACAACTTATCAAAAGCAGAGCAGATTGCAGAAGCTACGAATGTAATTGAAAATTATATTTCGGAAACAAATTATGCTCAGTCAGTTATGTCTGGTATCGCTGGATACTTTGATCGTTATCCTCGTATCCCTTATGGTCGTGCTACATCTTACACTGAAAAGCATTTAGATCAGTTTGCTCTTTGTTATCCCTATCTTCAAAAGCTTAATTCACAGTTTCGTGAATTGATTCCAAACAGATGGAAAGCGCAGAGAGAATATGCAGACAAACTTGACCCTAGATTCCTCATTTCTGACACTGTCTTCACTACTCTTACTGTTAACCACAACTGGCGCACTGCCTGCCATCGTGATGCTGGCGACCTTACTGCTGGCTTCTCTAATATTTGCGGTGTCACTGGCCCAGAGGGTAAGGGCTGGCGAGGTGGTCAGTTTATTCTCCCTGAGTACAATATTGCTATTAATCTCCAACCTGGTGATATGTTGCTCGTCAATAATCATGAGGGGATTCATGCAAACGACGAGCTTATCGGTGATGATAATGATCGCATGACGATTGTTGCTTACTTCCGCGAAAAAATGGTCACACTGAAATCTTGGGAGTATGAGAATCTCCGCAAGCAGTTCGTCGATGAAAGGCGTCTTAATAAGGCTCACCCACTTCAACGTCCTCTTTGGAACGGTGTTTCTGCTGGTATGTGGGAAAGTGAAGAGTGGGCTGATTATCTAGCTGCTCATAATATGGTAGACGAAGACGGTTTGGTTGCTAAGAAAAGCACAATTGAAAGCTTCTTTTCGTGAGCGAGTATAAGCTTGGTAGTTGTTTAGATAACTTTGCTAGTGAAGAGTATGATTATTTCTTCACTAGCCCACCTTGCTACGAAGACCTTAGTTTTTTTGGGGTCGACATAAAGCAGCCAGAAACATATAAGACTAAGTTTTTCGATTTGATCGTTCCTATGATTAATGCTCGTTTAGGAACAGCAACTATTTCTTTCACTGGTGATAGAAGAAATAACGGAAAAGTTTTGCCTAAGTTCAAATATGTTATTGACTCTTTTAGCGAAATGGGTTATTATATAAGAGATGTAAAGTACTCTAAGAAGAGCGAAAGTTATAATGCTTACTCTTCACAAATTTTACATATCTATACTTTCCAAAAAGAAGGTGTCAAAGGTTTTCATAATATGAGGAAAGACGGCACTTATCAATCATACGGTAAAGACTTTTGGGGTCCGTATGGTAAAGAAAGAAAGATCGACGGTGAAGTTGTCGGTCAACCTATTGAAATTGCTGAAAATTGTATTTTAAATTTTACCAACGAAGGTCATACAGTTTACGATCCTTTTGCTGGTATTGGCACTACTTTAGCAGCTGCCAAATTACATAATAGAAATTATATTGGTTATGAAATTAGAGAGGAAATATGGGCGTATGGTAAAAACATCTATGGACTCTAATATCGATTATCGCGATATGAATTATCGTCAACTTGGTTTCGATAAATTTTATCGCTTTCATTGTGAGACCAACGACTGTTCGCCCGATATTGCTGTTGAAACTTGGATCGCTGATGATTTAGATTTCGATTTCGAAAAGCGTTGCGTCATGGGCTTGTTTCATGGCGCAACTTATGCTGGTCCCTGTGAATCTATGTTTGCTGATAAATTTCCAGTAATGACCAGTGATGTACAACCGCTTGTTGATTTCTTTTTCGAAAACAAGCAAAGGTTGTTGTTTTCACCAGATTGTAAGTACCGTAAAATGGTGTTTGATAAGTTTCTTTATTCTGTTGGAGAATCTATCAAGCCTTACGGTACTTTGGGTAATTTCATCAAGTCTTGTTTTACTAGTGATGATAAATTTAGAAATTATAATGCACTGAAAGATAAGTGCATGGATGAGTGGTTTCACTGGGGACGTATGGGCCACTGGTGTTTCTCAGAAGCTATTGCTCGTTTTATCAAAGCACCAATTGAGCCACCTACCATGGAGTTTGCTGATGGCAAAAGTCATCGCTCTGGTTGGGCTTTCTGTATCGGTCGCGATGATTTGACAGGCGATGTTATATCAGCTGCTGATTGCGCTTACCTAGAAGAAACTGCTGCTGAGTACATCAAAACTTGTAATTTCGCAAGGGCTGGTTTTTTTACTCTTGAGACTGCTTGCTGCAACTATAAGCGCCAACACAAGGGCAGTCGGTATGGCGGTTGTTATATCGATGAGCAATATACTGAAACTATGCAAATGAAAAAAGATTGGCCAGAGTATGACTGGCTTTGGGATAAGTATCTAGAGGGTAGACAAAATGTTATACCTTCAGATTTACTTTATGAAAACAATGAACACGAATCAGATGATGCATATTGTAAAGATTGGGTGCATTGTCTTAAAGATTTTGGTCGAATTCCCCGTATCGAGGCTTGGTATAATAAACAACCGCAGCGTTGGACAACGATTAAAAATATGCCATTCTATCATGTAGAGGCTGAAAACTCTCTAACTAAATTTTTTGAATAGGAGTTTGTTATGAAGATTATAGCTATTGGTGGTGAACCAGGATGTGGTAAAACTACCCTTATGAAGCGTATCATAGAACATTATGAGTTGACACCTAAGTTTGACGAGTTTAAGTTAGTACCGTATCACCAAAATGGAAACATTTACGTTTTGGGTAAGTATGAAGAAGCTCAAGTTTTTGCAGGCACTGATCGTATGAGCATGGCTGTACAACCAGAGGCTATTAAGTTTCTGGCAACTTTGTCAGAAGAGTCTGTTGTTCTTTACGAAGGCGACAGGTTGTTCACTGCTTCTTTCCTTGAAAATTGTGTCGAAAAGTATGACACTAGAATTGTTTACCTTTCTACTGATAGAGAAATTAGAAACGAAAGGTACAAAGAACGTGGCAGTGAGCAAAATGAAACTTGGCTAGCTGGACGTGAAACTAAGATTGCGAATATTTTGAGTAATTTTGTTCTACTTTTTTATATCGAGAAATTTCCAAATAATAATAAAGAAGATCAGAATGCAGTATTTGATTATCTAGTTTTTGCTGTAGAGGGAAAGTGATGAGTGAAGAACAACTATATGATCCTTCTTTAAATAAAGCATTGATTGTAAATCCCCCAAAACCATCCATAATTCCATCGATAGAAGAGATGATTGCCATGATTGTGAAAAAGAAGGAAAAGGAAAATATGTTATATAAATATGCTGAAAATGAGATTATCTCCGATTTTCACGACTATATAGATAAGACGTACGAAGAACATTACAAG